GAAACATAGTTAAAATATCTATAACAAATGGATATTTTGATATTTCATACATTAATGGACTAATAATATTTTTAACAAATATTGTTTCGTGCGTTTTCACTATGATTAATTTTGAAATATGTTCATCATATGTTTCTTTGTCTGGAAAAACTTCAAACACTTGTAATAATCTACGGTTATTCGTTTTATTAAACTTGACACCTCTGTGATGAGTATTTGCGTGGAATATTAATATATCACCTCGTTTTACATGAATGATTTGTTTTTTATTATAACTTTGATAGCTCCATCCAGGATTATTATATTTATGACTTCCAGGAATGATTTCTAATTCAGCATCATCAAAATAACATAAACATGTATAAATAGGTAAAAATTCACTTTTTGTTTTATTGTATATATCGCCGTGAAAAGTTGATGCATCGTTAGAATTATTGTTATTACTTAATCTAAATTTTACATAACGTGGATCGGTTATAAAACCAGATACTTCTTTAATTTTATAAAGAAATATTTCATCTATAAACTGTTTTGTTTTTTTATAATCAACTTGTTTGTCTTCTATACTAGATAAACCAAATTCCAATTCTGAATCACTTAATTGTTTTTTTAATAATATAAAACCATCATTTTTTATATCATTATTTGAGACAAACATACAATAAATGAATATTTATTTATAAGAAAATTTAAATAGATTGATAATATGGTACTCTTGGATCCAAATAGTATATTGTATTTGACCCTATTACGCCACTAGCGGATGAGGTTGATGGAACATTGCAATTTATTGTTTTATTATCAATACTTTTTTTTAAAGCAGCCTGACTATAATAACCTGTTCGCGATAAATAAGAATAATACGTTCGTCTATTTATATTTACCACTGTTTTATATTTCAATACTTCAGCTTTTCTTCTCATACTATAATCGCCATACGTAAATTTCATAAATGAAACTTGTGAACCATTATTTCTGTCAGCAATTGTTATTATTGGATCACCGCTCGTTTTAACCACTAATTCTGAACATTTATCCGATATTTGTATAGTTGAAGTGGGCATATATAATTACTCATTATTTTTTTTCAATATCTCACTTATACCATGATCTGTTTTACCGATTATAATATTATCGCCTTCAAATAGTTCTTTCTGAATCTCTTCAAGAGTAGCATTTACACCCAAATTTTTCTCTTGCGAATTCATATTTTGAATGCTAACTAATTCTCCATTCTCATTAATCGTTTGACTCAATTTATTATTGGTTTCCTTTGCCTTATCAATGTTTTCTTGAATAGCTTTTACCTTGGATTCCTTGACTCTTTTATCAAACTCTTGTTTTGAAAAATCATCGTTCTTCTTTTTCTCGTGCATGAGCTCGTTTAATTCCTTCTCCAAATATTGTACATTTCCAGTCTTGTATGCTTCTGGATGAAATGGCATCCAAATACCTACAGGGCCAACATAAACATCGTGATTTGGATCCAATTCTCTCAACATCTTACACCTGAGTTCTGCCTCTTCTTGCGTGGGAAATACTCCACGAACTTTAATACCTCGCACTGATGTTTGAAACTGATTTTTCTTTGCATAAGTTTCATCAAGCTTTTTTTCGTTATTATCTATGAAATTCTTGTAATCATCCTCCACCGTAGTTTGTAATGTTGGTCTCTCCGAATCTACAAACTTTTTAAATTGTTCGTGCAAATCGTCGCTCTTGATATTGTATTTGTAAGAAACAAAATTGATGAATTTAGTAAATTTTTCCATTGATTTAGAAAATTCATATTCTTCTAGAAAGGATTCAAATAAAAAAAGGTTTTTGTTCTTTATTATGTATTCAGGAGATACAAAAGATAAACATGCAAACCTTTGTTCTGCAATTGGGCGATCCTCATCCAATAAATCAACTAGTTTTGCCATTTCATTTATTAATTATACTTATTTATATATTTTTTTCTATTAATATTATTATATGATCAATGTTCAAGAAATAACTAAAAAGATTATTAAGTACTTGGTTGAGGGTCTAATTGTCGCATTGGCATGTTTCGCTATTCCTAAGCAGTCGCTTGATTTAGAGGCCATCGGATTAATTGCTCTCGTGGCTGCAATGACATTCAGTATTTTGGATGTGTACATTCCGTCTATGGGGGCAGGTGTTCGTCAAGGCGCATCTTGGGGTATTGGTGCATCTCTAGTGGGATTTCCTGGAGGTCTGTAAACCATAATGATAATAAAATTGAAAAATAATATTTCATAATTTTTCTGCGTAAATTATGAAATATGGGTATACAATAAAGATGGTGAAAAAATAAAAACTCTATGATATATTACAAATTTCACAATTATTTCCTTTTAAAATATGTGTTAAAATAAAATGTCAGTAAACCTTGTAATAAAGCAAATATGCACATAACTAGCGCTATTTTTATAAAATCACTTGTACTAGGTACTTCAAATTTTGTTTCTTTATTACTAAATCTACCAATATTATAGTGAATCATATTTCAAAAAGATTGACAAATATGTAGACTACAAACGATATTGCGATGATATGAAAACTTGTATTTGAAACAATATACATTATATAATAAACTCGTTAAATTGTTGGAATAAATTGCCAATCTAGTTCACCACATATCTTTTTCCATATTTCATCTTGTTCTATTTTCTTCTGATCTTTAAGCATGGGAAAATACTGCAAATATTTATTCTCACCTAGAAGCTCGCATAGCTTGTACAAGGTGTAATAATAATTCAAAAAGTTAACACGGTCATTGGGGCAAAATTTAGAGTACGGAATCTGTATATCCATAAATAAGTTGCACAATGTTTCTTCTAATTGTGGTGTCATGACAGGTGGCTTTATCCCTAATTTATCTTTAATAAATGGTATATGCTCATAATATTTATTATAAGATAACTTTTTCAACAACTCCTTGGTTTTCTTATTTGTTAGGTCAGAAATATTGATTCTTTCTTTTTTAATTTGATTTTTGAGATTTTCAATAACCTCTTTTGGAATTTCAGTTGACTCTTTTGCTTGTACTTGAGAGAGAACTTCCCGAAAATGATTAATTCTTTTGTAAGCATAAAATGATATCTCTTTAGGCGGTTCTTTGTAAGAAGGTTTGTCATTATCTACTAGATATTCTTGTGTAATAAAACAAAAATTGCACAAAACCACACCATCATGGTTTACTTTAATTAGTTCACCCTTGTTGCAATGCATACAAATATTTTTATTGTAAGCATAATCATTTATATTCAAAGTATCAAAATTATTTCGTTTCAGATATTCTTGAATACATTTGTTCATAGATTCCATTTTTTGTTCTTTTTCCTTCACATTAAAAAATGAATTTATAGTTTTTTTAGGAGTATTATTTTTATCAATGTTTTGCTTTGATTCAAAATATTCAAATAAATATTTAGAATTGTCTAGATAATATTTGTTTTTCTCATTTACGATGTATTGAATTTTTTTTTCAATTTCGTGTATTTTACTCTTTACGTCATTTTCATTCTCTTTAGTCAAAGACTCTTGTAGTTCTTCAATTTGTTTGTTTAATTTAGGAATTAAAATAGTACATTTATTATTAAAGTATTTAACCTTTGCATTATAGAGTAAATCCAACGTAATATCTTGTTTATGATTCATTTATATATATAAAATAAATACTTTAATATATATTTTTTTAATTTAATTAGTAAAATGTAATTTTTTTTTCTTTTACTATATTATATAATGGGAGGTGGTCTGATGCAGTTAGTTGCTTATGGCGCTCAAGATATTTATCTTACTGGTAATCCGCAGATTACTTTCTGGAAAGTTACTTACAGACGCCACACAAACTTTGCGATGGAGTCTATTGAGCAAACTTTCAACGGCCAGGCTGATTTCGGTCGCCGTGTAACCTGCACCATCTCGCGAAACGGTGATCTTGCTTACCGCACCTACCTTCAGGTAACTCTTCCTGAGATTGGCCAAGGTTTAAAGAATTCTAGTGGTGGTGTATATGCACGCTGGCTTGACTTCCCTGGCCATCAGCTTATTGATGACGTTGAGGTTGAGATCGGAGGCCAGCGCATTGACAAGCAGTACGGCGACTGGATGCAGATCTGGAACCAGCTTACTCTTGACAAGAACCAGGAGGCTGGCTACAACAAGATGGTCGGCCAAACTACCCAGCTCACTTTCTTGACTGACCCAGATTTCTCTGAAGTAGATGGTCCTTGTGACTCCACTGCTCCTCGCCAGGTATGTGCTCCTCGCAAGGCTCTTCCTGAAACCACTTTATACGTTCCTCTTCTTTTCTGGTTCTGCAATAACCCTGGCCTTGCTCTTCCATTGATTGCTCTTCAATACCACGAGGTCAAGATTAATCTTGATATTCGCGCGATTGATGAATGCTTGTTCGCAGTATCATCGCTAGATTCAACCGCTACTAAGGTAACCCAAGCATATGCTCAATCACTCGTTGCTGCCTCTCTGTACGTAGACTACGTATACCTTGACACTGATGAGCGCAGACGTATGGCACAGAATCCTCATGAGTACCTCATTGAGCAGTTGCAGTACACTGGTGCAGAGTCCGTTGGTTCTTCGTCTAACAAGATCCGCCTTAACTTCAATCACCCGTGCAAGGAGATTATTTGGGTAGTACAACCAGATCAGAATGTTGATTATTGCTCGTCGCTTTCGGTTGGCACTGTACTCTTCAATGCTCTTGGTGCTCAGCCATTCAACTACACTGACGCGATTGATGCTCTTCCTAACTCCATCAAGGCATTTGGCTCTGATGAGGCTACTGAAGGTGCCAATAATTTCATCAATGCATCTGGATTATTCCAAGATGCGGGCGCTGGTTCAGTCACTGCCACATTCGGCAAGGTTTCTGAGACTTGGGGTGGCGGAGGCCAAATTCGTACTTCGCCTGCTCTTGAATCTGGTGTATCTGATGCAGGCACCTTCGTTCTTTCAGAGACTTCTCTTTCCATGCACTGCTGGGGCGAGAACCCAGTTGTCACTGCTAAGCTTCAGCTTAACGGCCAGGATCGCTTCTCGGAGCGTGAGGGCACCTACTTTGACCAGGTACAGCCTTGGCAGCACCACACCCGCGCCCCAGACACCGGTATCAACGTATACTCGTTTGCTCTTCGTCCTGAGGAGCATCAGCCATCTGGTTCGTGCAACTTCTCGCGCATTGATAACGCGACTCTTCAGCTTGTCTTGTCCAACGCCACCGTTTCGGGCACCAACACCGCTAAGGTCCGAGTCTATGCTCGCAATTATAACGTCTTACGTATTATGAGCGGAATGGGAGGCCTAGCGTATAGTAACTAGCTGACCAACATTCGTACATTGTTGGTACACTTATACAAAGTAATAAAAATTTATTTATATTAAAATAATTTCTATATAATTATTTTAATGAGTTTTACGACAAGTACCGCACGGTTTAGCCTGTGCAACCATTTCATCAGTATATTCAGTCATATAATGATGGATTTTACAGAATTTGCCGTTCACAGCATTACCGCGGCAAGGATTAAGATTACGATCTTTGGTAGCGCACTTCATTTTTCTATTAAATAAAAAATATTATTTACTAATCAATTTTATGATTTCATCAACATCTTTTGCAAATGGCGTACTCGGTTTATTATTTTTTATATTATTATATGCATCATTAGTGTATTTTTTGAAATTAAATTTATTAATAATTAACCACAAAATATAAATAATAAATATTATAACCGTCATATATACATCTCTCCACCTAATTGACGTGTATCTTAATCTCCACAAAGGAATTATTTTAAATAGCCCAATACCTAAACATACAAGAAATATATAAAGAATTGAGTTTTTATAATAAATCATGATAAAAAGTATCATGATATTCTCAATCAATGCTATATCAAGACCAAATTTAGGGTTGTATGTTGTTATTTTAAATTCATATAATAAATACCAAGTGAAGATCCAATATGAAAAATAATAATCAAACCGCAAATACATTATAATAAAATAATATAAAATAATAAATACATATAGTTCTAATGATTCGGAAGCGTTTTTTTTCAACGATGAATCAAGCTACGGCATTATCCGTATTCAAAAATTCTTGCTATCATAAGATTGATTTCAAGATTAGCGAAGAAGATAGTGCAAGAAAAGCAGTACAAATGTTTTCCACATTTAATATTGGTTGTCTTGCTGTAACGGATTCTCAAAATCAGGTTGCAGGAGTATTGTCGGAGCGCGATTATATCAACAAAGTTGCAGCTCTGGGCAAAGATGATTCGTGTGTTTGGGTAAAAAATATTTGCACATATACGCCAAATATTATTATTGCAAAGAAAAATGATACGTTGGAACAGTGTATGAATAAGATGTTGATTAAGGATATTCGGCACCTATTGGTCATTGATGATTCAAATAATGAGTTTATCGGAATGATCTCTATCAAGGATGTCATTAAGGAGATTATGAGAGATAAGGACGATATTATCACGAGGCTCACTGATTTCAAGATAGGAAAAGGCGGCTATTTTGGAAGCGAGTAATTATACTTTTAATACAGCTTCAGCGACTGTTATATGCTCCGCAATAGGTTCAGCAACAGGTATATTTGATTTTTTTATCAATAAAGCAATACTATTCTCTAATGCCTTGATACGATTATTCAATAATGTATTATCATTCACTAAGAACTCAATCGTGCTCTCGTGATGTTCGGCTTGCTTAGACACATCAGATATTTTCAGTAATATAATTTGATATATACTTATCACCGGTGGTATGTTCAATAAATTCCATATCGGATAGTCAATCCACTTCAAACATTCTTCTATAACATCGTTAAACAAATTTCGTATATTTTTTAATTTGTAGTGTCCGGTTGTATTAGCGGCATTATATTTAAATCCAAATATCTTAAAATTGAGAGGTAAATATTGAGGCGGGCAATCTAATTTTGTACTTTCGTATTGTACGATCTTTAATTCTTCGTCTGTAAGTTGAATCTTATCATACATACCACTTGGATTCATAGGTGTAGGTATTACACTGTAATGTTTACATTTTGTAGGAGAATGTTCGTATAATGGACTTATACTAAAATAAATTAATTGACTGTTCGGCAAATGTTCAAATGTATAAGGGCTCTTGTACGGAACATATTTCGTGCGAGGCTTTCCGAAATAGTTTGTAATAGACATCTTTTACAAACCATTTTATAAAATTCATCTCGTTCAATTTTGTCTACATTTACGGATTAAAGATACTTTCCAAAATAGCCATGCGCATGTAGACACCATTCTCAATTTGTTTAAAATAAACTGCACGTGGGTCGGAATCAACGCTTACAGATAATTCGTCGCCACGAGGTAATGGATGCATAATAATTGCTTCTGGTTTCGCATATTTTAACAACTCAGGAGTTACACGATAGTCATCATAATGGTCTACTATATCCCGATATTCCTGTTCACATGAAAATCTTTCCTTCTGAACCCTAGTAATATATAGTATGTCAGTTATACCTATCGCTTCTCGTAAATCCATATTTGTAATAGCATCTTGATCATAAAGTTCCAATCCAGGTGGACTAACGAATATTAATTGTACATAACGAATATTTTTTAATATTTTTATAAGTGAATGAGCTGTACGACTATTTTTTAGATCTCCTACAAAAGTAACTGTTATGTAGTCATCACCTACTTTAATATTATGTTTTAATAATTCATCATAAATAGTATATATGTCTAATAAAGCTTGAGTAGGATGTTCGCCATTACCGTTCCCTGCATTAATGATTGGAATTTTGGATATAGCCAATGCTCTTTCAATTGAACCTTTTTCAGGATGTCGTAATACAATAACATCTCCATAAGAATTTAACGTTTTAATCGTATCTTCAAGCGTTTCGCCTTTTTCTGCACTAGAATATTTATCAGTTATATTTATTACTTTGCACCCCAATTTATATGCCGCAACTTGAAATGAACAAGATGTACGCGTAGATGGTTCATAAAATAAATTGATCATTATTTTATTTGCAAAACATGGCGGAGAATGTTTCATGATTGAAGCCCGTTCCATATATTTCATAACAGATTTATGACTCAACATGAATAAAATAATAATTTGTTTTTATTTACTAATAAACTTATAATATTTTTCGTCTAAATACATTAGTCATATTCCACCCAACTACGTAGAAAAAATACATCACTTAAAGCAAAATAGATAAAAAATAAAATTGCCCCCTTTGTTGAAAATGTTATAACCATCAATACGAATAAAACAAATAAATTCTTCATTATAGATGATGACCTACCAGATCCAAGTCCAATATCTAAATGTAAAGGAACAAATTTAATTACAAATAATGTTATTACCAAAAATATAATTAAAAATTTGTATGATAAAGAATTAATACCAGAAACAGTAGTTAAAATAAAATTAATAAGGAAAATGAATATGATTAATTTAAATATGTTAAAATAATTATTTCCTCCTTCTGTATAAGTGCACATGTTATTGCTATATTTGCTATCTTTATTCAACTTATCATCACTCGTAAAAGCAATAGATAAAACTGTTCTTTCCGAATTATCATCGTCATTTGGAGGAACTTGGTGAACAGTAGTTCCCCCATTAAATATAGCAGCATCACCTTCTTGAAAATGTATAGATTTTATTTCACCATTTTCATTTTTGCACTGCAAGGGGCTTATTTCTCCAACTCTTTTAAAACATATTATTACATTGTGTATTTCATGAAGATTTGCGGCATCAACATGCCATAAATGTTGTGAACTTTTTCCATGATATACATAAATAGTTGCCTTATTTGTATTCATATAATATAATTTTTTTCCTATTTTTTTTTCATAAGCAAGTCTAACCTTTTCGCTAACATCAGATATTATTTTTTTTTCATTTTCACTAAAATTTTCACAACACTGGTGTGTTGTTGTATTTTTCCTTGAAAAAACAGATAAATCTTTGCGCTCAGGTATTTTTATACTTTGCAATTTAATTATATCTTCTTTACTCAACATTTTTTTATATGGCTCGCAGAAAGGTTTTAATTTGTTGTAATAAGTTAAACTGTCAGTTCGCCGATACATATTTATAAATCGTCTTACAAAATTTTGTCCGTACAAATTCATGACACCAGAATAATCTATTATAAATAATAGACC